AATTTTTCTTAATCCTTTAAACTTACCATTGTTATCATAAAGAGTCACTCCAACTTTTTTTAATGCCGCATCCATATCTGGAGTTGTTTTTGAAAGTCTTGCATAAATTGATGCTAAGTTTCTTCCTGCTATAGAACCTTTAAGTCCACTATCTGCTAATAATCCTAGAATAATATTTGTTTCTTCTAAACTTTCAAAATTTCTTGAAGTTGATGCAACATACTTATAAGCTTCTCCTAGCTGTGCAATACTTGTATTAGTGTTATTAGCAGTAGCCGCCATGACATCCATAAATCTATCAGCATCTTGCAATTTTAACCCAAAAGCACTTATATTATCTGTAAGTAAATCTGAGGTACTAGCTAAATCTTCTCCAGATGCAATAGATAGCTTTAAAAGTTTTGGTGTCATTTCCAGTACTTCATTTGTTTTCATTCCTGCCATTGCTTGATACATTTGAGCTTGTGCTACTTCTTGAGCTGTAAATTTAGTACTTCTTCCAAGTTCTCTTGTTTGAGTCATTAGCATATTTTCTTCAGCTGCTGTTGCTCCCATGATAGCTTTATTTCTTCTGACTTGATCCTCTAAATCTGCAAATGCTGTTAAAGAGCTTCCAGCAATAGCTCCCAATCCAGCTAAACCTCCTATAGCAACTGTTCCAAATTTATTAACACCGTTATTAACCTTTTCCCAGTTCATAGATTTAGCTTTCTGATAAAGCCCTGCGAGTCCTTTTTCAGCTTTATTTACAACTGCTGTAAATTTATCTTTGAGCTCTAGTCTAGCACTTAGTACATGTTCCAAATTTTCACCTCCAAATAAAAAAGAGCAGTTCAAAACTGCTCTTAATTTGATTTAATATTTATTATTTTTTTAATTGACTAGCTTTTAATTCAGCAATAGCTTTTTTTATTTCAGCTAATTTTATATTTCTAGCCACAAGTTTATCATTTTTATCAACATAGTCTATCATAAGTAAATATCCTTTTTCCATATCATAAACTATATTTTTAATTATAGCGGCATCTATAGCACTATCAGCACTACAAGTTATAGTTTTTTTGTCTTTTTGAATTTTATAAGATAAAGTTCTATTGTACCCACTATCAATCATAAAACCTACTTCTTTTTCTATCTCACTAGCAAAACTAGATGTATTTATAGTTATACCTACACAATCAAAATCTTTATAATCTAATTGCAATGTACAAGTATTATCCTTATAAATTATGCTTTTTTCATTAGTATTTTTACCATTAATAATTTTAACACTTCCAAAACTAATAACTGAAATAAAAATAAATAGCACAAATAAAAACTTTTTCATAAATCTCTCCTCCTAAAACGAATATAATATTTAATATTATATCATTATTCTTTTAAAAGGTACATATAAAACAAATCTTTTTCAGAAAGTTTTCTAAGTTCTTCTAATTTATGTCCTCTATTCAAGTAATGAGCGACTGTACTTAATTTCCAGTCGCTCTCTATTAGTTTTTTGTTTCTTCAACAATACTAACTAAATCTTTTTCTCCATATCCAGAAGCTACTAAGATTAAATCTGCTAGTCTATAAATAGTTGGGTCTTTTAAAACTTTGCTCACAACAGAAACAGGATTACTCTTACAACCTAGCTTTTCTATTAGCTTATCATCTCTAAAAATAGAACAAGAGTTATAAATTACTTCTAAATCCTTATCCTTTTCTTTAGACAAGATTAAATCTAAGTAATCTTCTTTGTTTAAAAGCTCACATTCCAAATCTCCATCTAATTCTTTTACATAGATTTTTACTTTTTCTCTTTTATCACTATTTATTTTTTTACTATTTTCAAGTAGCATCTCAGCTGTAACTAACATTTAAGCCTCCTATTTTATATCATTTTCATAAGCTAGGTCTTCAGGAGTAAATCCAAATGGATACTCTTCCTCAACAATTTCTCCTCTAGCAATATTGATTAAATCTATTGAGTTAAACCAAACATTATCAAGAGAAATTCTTTCTTCTTGTTTTCCTGGTGTATCTGGGTCAGCTAAGTTAGTAACTATTCTAACTCTTGGATCATGTCCTTTTATTAATTTCTCAGCTATTTTCTTACCTCTTGAATATACTTTTTCAAGAGTAATACTTCCTTCTCCCTTCAATGCTACGATTTTACTATCCACAGATAGTCCTAGTTGTACATCTTTTCTATCAGGTGTAACTTTAGCATTAACCTTAGAAAATTCTGCTATTTTCTCATTATCTATCCAAAGAGTACCGTGAGCACCAGCAATGGTATGATAACCTCTTATACTTGTATCTGCCATTATAACCTCCTATTACATTTTAATAATTAAGCTCAAATTAGCCATAGTATCAGAAAATCTAACATCTCCAGTTAAAAATACATCATCTCCACTAGGGTATTTTAAGATTTCCATTTCTGTTAAATCATCTGGATCTTTTCCATCTAATACAACTAATCTTTTTTGCGCTTCATAGTCTATTTCTATCTTATTGTTGTAATCGCCATTTAAGACATTTGGAGCCATTTCTTTAAAATAAACCTTAGTAACGTTAGAACAAAAGTTCATCTTATTATTATAGTCACATATATAAATACCTTGCCAGTAATTTCTAAATGTATTTTTGATATCATCAGCTACAAATCCCATTCCTTCAACTACTTTTATTTTTCTAGTATCTTTTTTCCAAACGCTATCGAAAGTAGTTTTTGAATTTACTCCATAGTTTACTCTAACTTTTTCATCATCCATATAAAGAGAAAATTTACCTAACTTAGGCTCAAAGTATTCAACTTCTGTTAAATCACTCATAACTTTATTGTCAGCAGATCTATTAATTGGCATTCCAGCGATAAGTCCTGCAATCGCTACTGTGTATTCTTGAGCCGTAAAATCTCCATAAATAGATTTATATGTCCCTGGATTAGCAAGTTCTACAATAGCAACATGATCTGTATTATTTGCAAAGCTAGATACATATTTTACATTTTTACCAATAGCTCCATCAGTTCCAAAAACTTGCTGAACCCAAGTTACTAACTTTTGATCATCGGCTTGTTCTGCTGCAGGATAAGCTAACCATTGCATTTTTCTTTGTTCAAATTCACCTAAAGCATCATCTAAGTTTTCACCTGTTTGCAATACTCTTACCAATACTTTATTAGCTCCATAGTGCATTGCTAGTTTAATGTATTTAACATTCTTAGCATCCCACTCTTTATCCTTCAAATCAGCTATAGTTTTTAATGTAACCCATTTAGTAGTTTTTTTACTATCTTTTAAAATTAAACAAGCAATTCCTCTAGCACTTCTTTGGATAGCTGTTCTAGCCAAAGTTTCAAATGCGACCTTCAAATCAGGGAATGGCTTTATTTGTCCTACTTCATTTCCCATTAATTGCTACCTCCTTCTTTAAATCTTAAATTCAAATCTTGCATAAGTTCATAATCATAAGGTTTTCCATATAAATCATATAAACTCAATGTAAAGACATAATGCCCAACTCTATCTACAATAGTTATATCTGTATTTCTTAAAGTTAGATATCTATCTAACACATGCAAAACCTTTTTTCCTTCTATTTCAAATGCATCATCTAAGTTTTCTAAGTTTTCTAATATCTCAGCATTAGTTAGCTTTCCATTAGTTTTCGGATAATAGATAATATCAATATCTATTGTCTTTAATTCTCTATATTCAGAGTTAAACTCTTTTTTATAGCTAACTAAGTCAATATAAAAACAAGGTTTTTTGACATTGTCTATATCCTCACTGTATGGGTTTATTTTTAATTTTTCAGAAATAATATTATTTAATGCATTTCTTATATCTATCCATTTCATTTCTTTATCAATCCTCCATAAAAATTTTTTAAATCTTTATAGAATTTTGTTTGCCTTATATTTAATGCTTTTCTAAGCATAAATTTACCTTTTACGAATTTTGTTTTACTTTTTCCAACTCTATGACCATACTCAACATGATTAGCATAATTAGTCATATTAAATACTATTTGAGAAAAGGTATTTCCAGTTAATCTTTTTCCATTTTCTCTTTGCCAAGCATTTTTTAAAGTTCCAGTGTCAACGGGTGTTAATTCTTTAGCATCTTTCTTTAAATCTTCAGCTTGTAACATTAAAAATCTTTCAGTAGCTTGTGGAGCTTTTGTTTTTATTTCATCAAGAATTTTGTCAAATTCTTTAAATCCTTTAAGTTCCATAATCTACCTCATTTTCAGATACTTCTGTCAAGGTTATTTCCTTATGTTTTATTATGTTGTAAGCTAAAGGTTTTGATGCTTTAAAAATATAAAGTTCTCCATCTGCTTTTCTTATAACTTTAAGTAAGTCATTTTGTTTTATATCTACATCCAAACCTACAAAGAGTTTATATTCTTG